GCTAAAGTGTTCATGCCCACGGCAGTATTATAAGAAGCTGTCGTATTGTTACCTAAGGAAAACCCGCCAATGGCTACATTAGATGCCCCAGTTGTGTTGTCTTGTAAGGCTGTATGGCCCAAACCAGTGTTGTAAGACGCTGTAGTGTTTGCATACCCAGCAGATTTACCAAGAAAGTTATTGCCAGTACCAGTAGTATTACTATACCCAGCTTGATACCCAACTGCCGTGTTGTTACTTGCGGTGGTGTTTGCACCAAGTGCATCACGTCCAACGGCTACGTTAAATGAGCCTGTAGTCGTAACATCTAATGCGCTAGTACCTACAGCTACGTTGTGACTTCCTGTTGTTAAAGTAGTCATAGAGTATGAACCAACAGAAGTGTTTGACCCACCTGTCGTGATTGCATCACCTGCTAAACCACCTATAAGGGTATTGTTTATGCCTGTGGAAATTTGACTACCTGCACGATAGCCAACTGCCGTGTTATAAGTATCTGTAGCTGATGTGAAGTTTTGTGCATATAGTGCTTCTCTGCCAATAGCTACTGACCTACTGCCCTTGGTATCTGTAGCTAAAGCGTTTACACCTATCACAGTGTTGTAATCAGCATCCGTAAGTGCATCTCCAGAAAGAGAGCCTATAAGAACATTTTCTGTCCCTTCCGTAATCGCAGTGCCAGCGTTATGACCTACAGCGGTATTATAACTGCCAGATGTTAAGCTATCCAAGGCAGTATCACCCAGAGCCACGTTTGCTGTGCCAGTAGGATAGTTACCATCCAGCTTAATCGTGCCGTTTGCGTCTATTGATCCGTCAACATCCAAAGTATCTCCAGAGCTAACAACAAGGTTCGTACCGCCAGTCGTATTTCCGTTAACAAGAATCTCAGCCAGCGTATCAACTGTGCCAACCTGACTATCTACATACGCCTTGATTGACTGTTGAGTAGAAAGTTTGGTTGCGCTGTTAGAAGCCATGTTGTCTTCATCCAGAACGCCATCCACTGTAGTAGAGCTTGCAATATTCAAGCTAGTGCCAACTGTTAATGTGGTTCCAACCGCCGCTGCGCCAACGATGTTAAGCGCGTCGAAATGTGCGTTGTTAAATACGTTCGCCGCTACCGCGCCAGAACCCGCACCGTTAAAGAACACAACCGCTGTCGTACCCGCGGGCACCTCATAGTCATTACTCGCGCTATATGTCCCTTGGAAAAGCAAGATACTGCGCGAACCCGCTAGGTTATTACGCACATAGATAATCTTTTCCGAGTCGTTTGGAGTAAGCTGCACAAACGCAGTGCCGCCCAAATCCCCGCCATCGCCAAAAATTACCAAACGATTACGCCCATTAGAGGACGCGCCATCGCTGATAGGCAACGTGTTAGGAGAGCCCGACGACCCCGTGGCTGCAAGCGTTACAGACACCTGACCGTCAAGCGCGGTATCCAGCAATTCAAAGTTCGTGTTCGTTGTATCGCCCCATGTGCCAGACTGTTCGCCTGTGCCGATGAGTTCGATACCGTTATTCAGTGTATATGTACTAGGCATAATTTTTTCCTATGCTGCTATGTCATCCCAGCCCGGAGTTTGAGACGGTGTTTCGTCACTCCATGCTGGGGTGGAAGATGGTGTTTCTGGAGTATAACTCGGATTTTGATTTGGAACAATCCTACCCCAAACAAGAACTTGTCCCACGCTGCCCGTTGCAGCAAGCCCAGATACAGGAACCTCTGCACCCGCATCGACAACAACTGTTCCAACAGCGCCAGTGCCCGAAACGCCCGTAACCTCTACCGAGGCTCTAACTTCAATCGTTACGGACCCAATAGATCCTGTAGAACCCAAACCAGTAACAGGAGCATTTGCCCCTGCTTCAACTTGTATATACCCACTATGCACAAAGGCTTGGCTTTGCAGACCACTCGGAATGGTTATTATTGCATCCGCTTCGACGGTAGCCGAGCCAATCGAGCTTGTAGCGGATAAACCTGTTACGCTTATATTCGCTTCCGCAACAACCGTTACAGAGCCAACATTACCCGTGGCTTCTACGCCAGTTGGGGTTACATTCGCTTTCGCAACGACCGTTACTCCACCCACGGCGCTTGTGGCCTCAAGGCCAGTAACCGGAACATTCGCCTCTGCAACAACCGTTACAGAGCCAACATTACCTGTGGCTTTGGGGAGGTCCGTCTGCCCCCATGGCATATCGCCCCAACCAAAGCGGGACCAACCGCCGATTGGAACGATGATATCAGCCATTAGGCTATCCGAACAATGGCGTTACTTGCGTCCGCTGTTGGGAACACAATCGTAAAGTCCCCTGCTGTTGACGTTTTATCCGCGCCAAAATCCAACACGCAAACTGTGCGGTTGCCGTTCGTTGAATTATAAATCAACGCACCACGAGCAGTGATCGTTGCTGTACTAAACGTTAAATCAGCGAAATCAATAAACGCTGTTACTCCGCTTGTAGTCGGGTCAATGTTCGTCAATGTCCCGCCACCAGCAGAATAACCTGTTCCACTCACCTCGTTAGACGTTGTGTAAACGGTTGTTGCTGCTGTGAACGAAGCACTGTTCGTATACAACGCAAGTTTGTAGGTGTTTCCACCGCTTGCATTAAAATCGTGCAGACCTTCAAGAACTTCTTTCTTGAAAGAGGTGCACAAGAAGTTTCCTGTGAAAGCCATTTAAAATTCTCCTTACGTTCTCGGTTTTCGAATAGCACCATAGCGGTATTCGTCGATTGTTTCTTGCGCCTCGCCCAAATTCTTCAAGCGAGAAATGCCTTCCATATACCGCTGGTTATACATCTGCATGAGATTTGGGTCGCCCTTCATAAACGTGTACGCCTCGATTAACGAAGCATATAGTAAAGAAATCTCAGCATTTGTACTCAACCAACTGGTTCCGCTATCCGCTCCCGCCGTTATTGAAGTTGGTCGATACAAATAGTGTATGTCCACAGTGTAGTTAGCGTTAGGAGTTGGAGCCAAAATAAAGTTATCAACGTCAAATTGTGCGTAGTATTTCGGCTGTCCCGTTGTCGTCGGGTCTGGGGTATACGTCTGGACAAAGTCTAAATCCTTAAACAATAAAAACTCTGCATCACCGCTTACATCAATACTCAACGAAAAGGGAGCAAGAAAATCAGACGGCGCAGCCAAGTATTGATTGCCAGTGGTCATGGTGCCAAACTGGTTTTTCTGGAACAGATTTAACTGCACACTTTTTAATATGCGCTCTTCGGCCAGCCGAATAAACAACGGTAAGTTATTTACAAACGTTGTCTCATCGTTTTCCGTGTAGTCCTGAATGGCCTGCTTCAGTTCACCATATGTCATCGTCATGTTGTCACCGTCACTGTGCCCACCGAACCTATAGCCACCAAGTTATTGGGAGGCGAAAGACCCTCAATCTCGTTAAACCCTACAGGATTCCACCCATATTGTGTAGCCCTTTGCTCGGGCAACCCGCCTTCCGGGCGAGGATTACGCAACGCTTGCGGATCCGGAGACGCCTTCGGAGGAAACAACTGAGGATGCTTAGGCTCAAACTCATCAGGGCCAACCTTCGCGCCTGTCCACTCCACCTTCATCTCTCGAAGACGGTAACGACGGCCCGATCTGTCCGATATTCCCCATGCGTGTTTGCCCGAAGCGTATGCCATTACACCCTCAGATACTGAATACTAGGCTGCAACTTCAATGGAACACGATCCTCGTCTTCATCCGCTGCACGTTGGAACTCCTCCTCATACACAGACTTTAAAAGCTGGAGCCTGTCTGGAGATCGTTTCATCGCAATGTAATAAGCCAGACCCGCAACCATACAAGGGTAAAACCTAAAGGGCATGTCAGTGGTGTTGACCAGAGTATCTGCGTCCTCAATCCGCTGCACATAGTAGTAAATGATTTGATCCGTAGAGTTCTCAGGAACAGCCCAAAGATTAATTACAGGGCTAATCTGGCGATTAAACCAAAACTGGCTGGGACGACCCTGCGTAGTTTTGTTGGGAAGAGTAACGTAATCCCCCCGACTAATCCGTTCTACCTCATAATCAGTGTTACCCCGACGAAGCACAATCTCCAACACATCAACAACATCAGGCAACAACGTTTCCTGAGCCTGACCTTGGGTAAGGGTTATCGTGCCCTGCTCCACA